GTGCAAGAATGGAGATGATTGTCATCAATCTGCTCCAAGAGGTAGCAGGACTGGTACACAAGGTATGATTAATGCTTATGAAAAGAGCAAAGTGCCTGAAAAATTATGTTTTGATGTTTTGAAATTTGCTATTGATAAACAATGCGAAAACAATAAACAGAAAGTTTCTATATAATGCCATTTTCAAAAGGTCAATCAGGTAATCCAAAAGGCAGACCTAAAAAAGGATTAGCATTAACTGATCTAATCAATTCTACTGGAGATTCTCTAAACAAAGATGGCAAAAGCAATAAGCAAGTTATGATTGAAAAACTTTATAAAATGGCAGTTAAAGGAGATTTTAATGCCATTAGATTTATTGTAGAGAGATTAGAGGGCAAGGCAGTTGAGAGGACAGCAGATGTTACAGACAAATGGCACGAAATCGTTGCATCAGCATATTCGGAAACTGAATAAGAGTGCATACTTTAATTCTATTGAATACGAACCTGAACAAATACAATGGGCAGTCCATAACAGCAAGGCAAGATTCAGAGTTAATATTCAGGGTAGAAGATCAGGTAAATCATATAGTGCAGCAAGAGAGGCAGAGATTGCCATATTGCAAGAGAATACTAGAGGTTGGATAGTTGCACCTAGTTATGAACTGGCTCACAAGATTGGTAGAGAGATTCAAGAAAATCTTATGCTTAAATACCAACTCCCAGTCATCTCAAAAAAAGTTATCAATGGGCAATTATTCTATGCAAAGTTCCTCAACAAATCCGAGGTATGGATTAAGTCAGCAGATAGCCCTGATACATCACTTGTTGGAGAGGGACTTGATTGGCTCATCATTGATGAATGTGCCTTACTCCCAAAAAGAATATGGGAGCAGTACCTCAGACCAACATTATCAGACAGACAAGGATGGGCTTTATTCGTATCGACACCTAGAGGATTCAACTGGGTTTATGATCTATACATTAGAGGGCAATCTAATGATTATCCTGAATGGGAGTCGTGGCAGCATCCCAGTTACCATTCAAGGTATTTCAGGGATGACATAGAAGAATTAAAAAACGAACTTACTAAAGAAACATATCTACAAGAATACGAAGCACAATTTACATCTTATGCAGGTAAAGTATATCCATTTGATAGAAACAAACACGTTGGAAAGTATGACTATATAAAAGAATGGGAAACCTATTGTGCTATAGACTTTGGTTATCGTATGCCATCTGTGGTATGGTTGCAAGTAGGTAGAGTAGATGGAGATGTTGAAATACATATTATAGATGAGATTATTCATCAAACAAATATTAAGACTGAAGAACTGGCTGAGAAAATCTTGGCAAAAGGATACCCAACAATGCAATACTTTTGTGATCCTGCAGGAGTTGGCATGCAATCGACATCAGGCATTGGTGACATTGAGGTATTTAAAAGATATGGGATATTCCCAAGATTCAGAACAGATAAGGTCAGCAGAAACATACCATCAGGCATTGACCTCGTTAGATCATTTGTTGAGAACGCTGAAAAGAAAGCAAGGTTATATGTCAATGAAAGTTGCAAGGGAGTTATAGAAGATTTTGAGAATTATAGGTATCCTGAGAAACGAGATAATCAAACACTTAAGGATGAACCTTTGAAAGATGGCAGACACGATCACGGAATGGATGCCATTAGGTATTTTTTTATTAACAAATTTCCAATCAAGAAAAGGGAGGTATTGGAAGTAAGCAGATGGTAATAATATATGTTAGTTCCTGATTTATCCTTACAAACCATAGTACAATCCCTAAAAGATTATATAGATACATCCCACTATAATGAGAGTGAGGATAGACTTAAGATTATGAATTATTATGAGGGTATCAATTTAGAAGAAGAAGTAATGAGATACTTTGATCCTAATGCTTTACAATTTGCACCTACCCTAACATTAAACATTACTAAAAAATTAATAGATGCTAGATACATAGCATATAAGTCTGCACCTGAACGTATGGCAGATGATAGATACCTAGAACGATTAGGTGATTTAGATCAGGATATGATTGAGGTGGATAGACTTACTGGATTACTAGGTACAATAGCAGTATTACGATATTATGATGAGGATAAAGATAGACTTGATTCACATATCATTACAGATTTTGAACCTATCTTTGAACAGAACAATCCTGATCCCATAGGCATTGTATATCCATTGTTTTCACATGGAGATATGAAAGCAGAAGAACAGCAGTTTGTTTATTGGTCTAATGAATCTCATTTCAAGATTAAAAAAAGTGGAGAGGTCATACACGTCAATGATGAAGATATAAATCCATTTGGTGTCGTTCCTATTGTATATAGTCATCTATATCCTATGCTAGGTAATGAGTTTATCAGAACTGGTAAGGGTAAGATGGTTGCAAATGCAAACCTTATGTACAACGTATTCGGTACACAATTATCACTAGGTAATATGTATCAATCATTAGGTCAGTCTGTACTTACTGGTGTAGATGAAAGTACAAGATTAAAGATGGATGTTTCTAAGATGTTGGTTTTACCTGAGGGTGCTAATTATTCTATTGTAAGTCCATCAGGATCATTAGATCAAATCAGACAGAATATGAAATTTATTATTGAAACAACTGCTGATGCCTTACATCTTAAAATGAAATGGGGAGATGATACATCCAGTACATCTGGAGAACATCAAAGAATTATGGAGGTGGATCTAACCGAGGCAGTCATGGCTGACTTTGAACGATTCAGGAAGTTTGAGAAACAAAGATTTCAACTAGATAAAACAATACTAGAAACAAATAATATTAATATTAATGATGAGTACTCAGTTGATTTTAGTGAACCACATATCCCTGCAAGTCCACAGCAAGAACGTGAGGAATGGTTATGGAAATGGGATAATGGATTGGCATCTAAGAAAGATTGGTTCAAACACTACAATCCTGATTTTACAGATGAACAAATAGATGAGGTAATGGCAGAGGTAGAAGAACAAACTCAACCACAACAACCTGAACAACCACAAGCACAAACATTAGTAGAAAGATTAGTACAAAATGGCTAGTGCATCTGAAAACTTTATGAGTGCATTGGGTGGTATCCAAAATAAACTTAACGATCAACTGCCTACACTAGCAGGTAGATTATCAAGATTATCAGATGATGAACTTGCTGTACTTGCTAGAGAACTAGATTTTTTTCAGGAGTTAAATAGATTGGGTTATAGTGATGCTTTAAATGATTTAATGAATGAATATGATAATACTGCAAGTAAAGTATTTGAACAAGCAAGATCAAGAGGATTGCAGGTTCAGGTAGCAACAGCACAGAATCTTGAACTGATAAAAGAATTAGATGCTACTACATTACTAGGCAGGGCTAGAGATTTTTCAAGCAGATATAAATCAGAATTATTACGAGGTGTCATTGCAGGAGAATCAGGCAGACAGATTGCAAATCGTCTTACTACTACACTAGGCACAGAACTTACAAGTGCTAATCTAAATCTTATTGTAAATGATTCGTTTGCAAAGTTTAGTAATTCAGCAACATTCAAAGCATTTGCAGATGAACCTCAAACAAGATATAGATATGTTGGAATTTTAGATAATAATACTAGAGATATATGCAGAGAAGTATTGGAGGATAGTCAAAATTCTCAGGGATATACAATGGAAGAAATATTTGATCTACCAGTTGGATTCGATGATAGAGGTGGATTTAATTGTAGGCACGATTGGGTAGTTGTATGAACGCTGCTGATATTGTAAAGATTAAAAGAGATACATTTAAAAAAGCAGGAGAACTTGCAAAGTCCAGGATCATAGAGGATGCTAACAATGGTGTATTTCAAAATGATAAAGCATCAGTTCCAAAATATAGTGATACATATAGAAACTACAAAGTTAGAGGAATGGTAGGATTTAGAGGTAAGAAATTAAAACAATATAAAGGTAAATCAATTAATACAAGTCCTAAACCTAATATGAGATTAACTGGAGAAACCTTACGAAGAATTGCAGTCAGAAATATTAAGAATGGATTCAGATTGATATTTGCTAGAGGAGGTATTGTGGAGGGCAATGCAGATAAAGGATATGACATCTATGATCTCAATGATAAGAATTATAATTCAATAATGAATTTTATAGCAAACCGACTCGATATAAATATTAAGAAATATACAGAAAAACCGATAACCATTAAAGTCGGTAGCAAATAGACTTAATCAACAAGGAGGGCAGTATGTCCGAAGAACAACAACCAGTTGAGGTTCAGGAGAACCAAGCAACAGAGCCAGTACAAAAGGAGTCAGGTACTGGAGATATCAATGTGTCTGATATAATAGCAGAGAGCAAAAAGTACAGACAAAGATCACAGAAAGCAGAACAGAAGTTAGAAAAACTCCAGAAACAACTCGAAAATGATCGGCAGAAACAGATGGAAGAAAATCAACAATGGAAAGAACTTGCAGAGGAACGTGCAAACAAAATCTCTCAACTCGAACCTATTGTAGAACAATTCCAACAAACCGAACAACAAATCAGAGCAGAACTGCTATCTGACTTTCCTGAAGATGATCAGGATGACTTTAAGGACTTACCAACACCTGCATTGAGAAAAGTCCACAATAAACTATTAAAACAAAAAGTTGCAAGAACCGAAAGTTCAGTTGCAGGAATCTCAACTACTCCATCCAAAAGGATGACTGATATGAATCAAAAAGAGAAACGAGAGAACTGGCAAGGTATCATTGCAAGTTATAGAAATAAGAGGTAATTAAAATGGCAGAAGTAACAACAACTACAGCTGCTGTCTTTATACCTGAACTATGGTCTGAGGCAATCTTAGACTATGCTGAAAGAGAGTTCAGACTTGTCACTCAAGTAACTGATCTATCTGCATCAATGCCAAATGGAGATATATTACATATTCCCAAGGTATCTGAAGAAACAGCAGCAACATTAAGTTCAGGTTCGGCAGTTAGTTATGGTGCAAATACTGATTCTGAAATTCAACTAAGCGTAAATCAACACGTTCAATGGGCGTTTTCATAGGCGACTATGATTATTATTATTGAGGAATTAAGCGGGAAACCTAAGTATCAATTTAATATTGATATATGGCAATCCGAACCGAAGGATATTCAAAGAATATTCAGGGGCAGAGCATAGATGTTGAAAAGATATAATACATCCAAGAGTCCTCAACTACTTACTGAGTAGAATAGATATGCCGATACTTAGAGGAAACTTTAAGAGTTAAGATAAAAAACTTAACATAACAAATTGTATGAGGCAAAAAGAATCGGCGATTTGGTAAAAGTGCAGTCTAATCCCGACTTGTTTAGTATGTATGCTAGATCAATGGGATATGCAATCGCAAAGAAAATAGAGAACTATATTGCAGTTGATGTACTCCAATCAGCAACAGGAAACGATGTAACTTTATCAGCAGATAATACAGCAACAACAGCACTTGTTAGATCAGGTCTACAAAAGTTGTTAGATGCAGGACATAGTTACACAGATGGAGAAACATATTTATATGCCTCTCCTGCATTTTTTTCAAGTCTTCTATCATTGCAAGATTTTTCTGATGCAAGTAGAAGGGGCGATGGTGCAAATCCTAATGCAACTGGCGAGTTAGGGTCTGTGTATGGAATCCCAGTTTTTGTATCAACTGATTTTGATGATGATGGTGGAACTGGTGATGAATCAGCGTGTATCTTCAAAAGAAGTGGTGTGTATTATGCTAACCAACTTTCTCCAACTTTACGAGTCCAAGAATCTTATGATATTGACTATTTAGCGAGTAGTATCGTAGTGGATTCATTGTTTGGTGCAGCATTATCACATAGTGCAAGTTCAACAGCATTACCTGTTGTGAACTTTAACAATCCTTAATACTGGATGATAATGAGTAAGAGGGTGGTTTTCCACCCTCAATACTCAAAAGGAGATTTATATGGAATGGAAATATTTTAAAAAAGATGGCAGGGTGA